TGTTTGTTGTATCTATTAAGACTTTATTGTTTGGAGAAGTTTCACCAGCATCACCAATTAATCCTATAACTGGTCCACTAGCTGCTGTACCATCATGGCTGTGACCTGTAGTATTGCTAAAAGCATTTACTAATTGGTTATATTCGTTATTGAATAAAGCAGCAGTAATTGTATCCCCATCTGCAAAAGTACTCTGTCTTGTATATCCTGCCATGTTATTATTCTCCGTTTAAATTTTTTTAGTTTGCTGCAATATATGCATTTCCTGTTGTTATAGCAGTTGTATAAGATGTTTTATCATCTGAACTACCAGCTACGTCTGGAGTATCGTCATCTTCATCAACAGGTGCATAGGCTAAGACCAGTTCTAAGTGGTCTACGTTCCTTTGTACCATATCGTTGATTTCTGATTGCTCCATGCCTGTAACTTCCCAAGTTCCAGCGTTTACACCGTTGATAAGTGTTACGCTATCTGTTGCTGCTGTTAAGACTTCGCTTACTGTTTGTGCCATATTATTCTCCTTTTAAATTAACCTTCTAGGGTTTCTATTCTTGATTTTAAATCATCAATTATTGTTTGTTGTTCTTGTATAGCTTTAGTTAGAACTGCAACTAAATTATCAGTAGTCATTTTTAATTTATCTGCTTCTTCATTGTCAGCTATTACAGGATTATCGCCTTCAGCAGTAATAACCTCTTGAGCTAAAAAGCCATATTTAGTTTTACCAACTGCTGTATCGCTATCTCTATTTTCTCTAAATTTATAAGATACTGGTCTTAAATTATTAACTAAATCTAAACCAACTGGTATGTCTTGTATTTCAGTTTTATCTCTTTGGTCAGAAGTTACTGTCCAAGCTACTTGAATATATGCGTTTGTTATAGAACTAGCACCCATAACAATTCTGTCGGCTTGTGAAGTAACAGTAAATGGACTGTTTGAACGACCAGCATCTTCTCCTATCAATATATTACGAATACCTGAAGTGACATCATATCCAGCAGCTCTTCCAACAGCAGTATTACCACCAACTCCTGAATTATTTTGAGCTAAAGCATAAGCACCGACTGCTGTATTTTCAGAGCCTGTAGTAATTGCACTACCTGCGGCATATCCAATAACAACATTATCAGTACCAGTTGTATGAGCATCAAGAGCTAAAGAACCAACAGCTACGTTATTAACACCTGTAGTGTTTGATATTAAAGCACTATCACCAATAGCAATATTACTATTTCCAGTGTCATTATCTCTTAAAGCTGCGTAACCTATTGCTGTATTAGAAAAACCTGTAGTGTTTTGGTCAAGTGAACGATAACCAACTGCTGTATTATTATTTGCAGTACTGTTGAAACGTAAAGATTGTCTACCTACTGCTGTATTGTAACGTCCAGAAGTGTTTGAAAGCATAGAAGCACTTCCAACTGCTGTATTATCTGATGATGTATTTGCTCTTAAAGCATCTTTACCAATTCCTGTATTGTTAGCACCTATTAAATTAGTTAATAATGAACCACTGCCAAAAGCAGAATTATTAGATGCTGTCGTAGTATTTGCTGCTGCACCATCACCAACTGCTGTGTTAAAAGAACCTGAAGTTAAATCAGTAAGCGATTCGCTACCAACAGCAACATTATAGTTACCTGTGAGAAGTGCATCTAAAGAAATATAACCTACAGCTACGTTAGCAGAACCTTCAGTATTTGCTGTTAAGGCATTACTACCTATAGCAGTATTATATCCACCACTTGTAAGACTATCTAAGGCTGTATCACCTAAAGCTACGTTACCTGTACCAGTTGGATAATTACCATCAAGTTTAATTGTTCCACTACTTACTTCTAAATTTCCTGCAACAGTTACGTTATCTTCTAATACTTTACTTGTTACTTTTGTTATTGCCATTTGTTTTTATCTCCTGCCTGAAGGTATAAAGTCTACATATAAACCGTTAATAGTATATGGAGCTTTGTTGTCCTCACTTATAAATGTAAAATTATTACTAGTTCCACTTCCTTGTAGTGCTACTCTAATCATAGGATTCTCTGCTCCACCAAAAACATTAACACCAAATAAAGCTTCACCAAATATAGACGGTGGGTCTATAACTCCTAAATCAAATAGTTCAGGAGGTTGTGGTAAATCCGTATTACCGTATTCAAATCTAACTTGTACATCAGGTTCTACGACACCTTCAGCACTTGCAGAGACTCTCATATAGTGTAAAGTTTTTAAAGTTCCTAAATCACCATAATCATAATCAGGTGTAGCATATCTTGCTAAGATGTTAGAGCCATCAAAGTCATTACCTGAATCATGTATATAGATGTAACCATCAGTATCTCCATGAAAATGTTCTTCGACTCCCGTTTCATTAAATCCTGTTCCTATTTCTGTTACTTCTATTCCTCTTGTTTCTGACCACTGAAACCCATCTGGTCTTAGTGTTCCTATGATACCTCTTTGTTCACTTTTATTTTTAGTGGTATCTGTATAAAATAATCTGTATTGTGACTTATCTCTATGTACCATACTACTGATAATATAGTCATTAACATTTCTAGCTAAGTCATTTATCAAAGGCTGTATAGCTTTTGAAACTGTACCTAACTCTACGTCACCAATTCTTGCTGTACCAGCTACTGTTCTTAATCCATCAGGTGCTAAAAATACTAAGTCACCACCAATCTCTTGAATACTATAACCACTTAAACATCCTACATTTTCTGCTATAGGGTCAATTCTTATATTAGATGAATCGTTTATGTTTATTAGCTTATGTAAACTGTTTTCACAAAATACTATTAAATCTGTACGGAAACCTCTAATACCTACTATCTTATCTGAGATAGCTACAGAACCTGCTCCAGTCCCTGTAAAGTTATCAGGGTTGTTATAAACACTATAATAAACAGTTGTTTCATTACCTTCAACACCAGCAGCAATTAAGTGATGGTCATGCGATGTAATAAACTTTACAGGCGTATTAGCTCCATTAGGTTGTATCTCTTTCGTAAAGAATGTTCTAGTATTTAAAGCTCCAGTACCTTCCATTCTAAAAGAAAAAATATCTTTATTAGAATTATCAGCTATAAATATTTCACCGTAATCCATACCAGCATTTTCAAACATAGCAAAGGTTGCTTGTCCTTGTCCAGTTCTTACTGATAATGCTTTACCTGTAAAGGTTGTATAGTTATCACCACCACCTGCAGATATTCTATTTATTTGTAACCAAGTAATTCCATCTTGACTAAAATAAATACCAGTGTCTGCACAAACTATAACACCATCACCATAAGGCATAGTTCCAAAAATTTGAGTATCACTTCCTGTAGGTTGTGTAGCACTAGCACCACCAAACTTTTCAAATCCATTGATACGTCTGTATCCACCTTCAATAGATACTTCAAAGTTTCTAAGCTCTCTTGCAACTCCGGGGCTTTTAAGTAAATCAATTGAGTTAGCTGATTTAATTAAACCACCGTTACATGCAACAGTATAAGGTTGTGAACGTGCCATAAATTAGAAGTAAGTTCTATCGTCTGTCATATACTTTGGAGCTGGATTCATTAGGTTTGATTTCATACTCTTCATACCTTTTTTATAATCATCCAATGCGAAAGCTGCTTGTTGTGGGCTTTCTTTAAACTGCCAAACGTAATAACGAACTCTAGCTGTTATTATATTACTGTATTGCTCTGGTAAAGTGATTGTATCATCATAAGCTGATAATGCAGTCGGTCTTACAAAAGCATAAAAGTGTACATTATAAACCTTGTCAGGTATTGGACTTAATCCAAACTTTCTATTGTCCGGAGACTTAATAACAAATCTAGGTTCTCCATAATTTTGAGTATCTGCATCATCTGCATTCTCACTGTCTCTATAATATCTTTTCCAATCTGCAAGAGTAAGAAACTTTAATCCTCTTGAAACATAAGGAGTTGTTTCTCCATCTACATTAATAGTTGTAAGATAAAAATCATCCCAATCTATTGATGAATAGTCTGTAGTGATACTAGAACTATCAGACTTTAACGTATACCATCTTTGTCCTGCTACTGTAGGTACTGTTACATTACCGTAGAATGGGTCAGTAGCTCCACTAACGTTAGCAGCAAAGAAAGGTAGTTGTGGTTCTTCATTAGCTATATCAAATATAGATTTATTTACAGCATCTTTAACAAACTTTTGAAGACCTGTAGCGTTTGCAAAGTTTGCAGCAGTTAATGGAATCTCATTGAGTTCTCTTAATACTTCGTTAGTTATGTCAAGATATGTTGTAGCCATTATTTTTTGTGAACCTTTTGAATTGGAAAGTTTGCTTCTAAACTTGCACCTTTATGTTTTACAAACTTACCTGTGTGTTTCATTAATTTAAACGTACCATTTTTTTGTTTCATCCAATGGTGTCCTTTAGGTGCTTTAACTTTCATGCTTAGTTAGCTTTAGCTTTTGGACATTCTCCATGACCATACATAGGTTGTCCTTTTTTAGCATATCCACCTTTATTATATAAAGAACGTGCTTTACCGCCTGTTTTTTTATTTATTCTGCCTATGTTTTTTATTTGTTCATTTGTACCAAACATTTCATCTGCCATGTTTTGTATTCTTTGATTTTTAGAACCGCCTTTTTTATTTGCATTTTTCATAGCTTGTGTAGCTACTTTATCTGCTGAAACATTAATTGAAGCTTCTCTTTTTTTCATAGCTTCTTGAGCTTTTTTTACAACTTTAGGTCCATACTTTTTTGTTGCTTGTCTTGCACCGTTAGCTGCTATAAAACTAGCTGCTCCTTTTAAAGCTACGGGTATTACAAATAATGCCATTTTTTTCTCCTATATTAAATTTAAAAAGTGGAGGGTCTGTTAAGACCCCCCGAGTTTTGACAATTAGTCAATTACATAAAATGCACTTACTAAAGCATCATCTCTAAGTACTTTCGCACCATAGACATGTAAGCCTCTTACTATATCACCAAATGATGATGGGTCTCTCAACACTTCAGTTGAAAGAATAGTATTAGCAGTAGCAGTTGATGAAATGTGACCAGCCATACATTTACCAGTAGCGTTAGATGTAGCAGCAACGTTGTTAGATTTGTACATGTCAAATCCTCTTAGTTTACCACTTGATACTAAACCATTTCTGATAGAGCCTTGTCCAGCGTTAAAGTCAACAGACATTAACTTAGAGTCAGCTTTAGCTAATTCTTCATAGAATGAAGGAGGAGCTACGAACCATCTACCTTCTTCAGGTACATTTTGTTCGTCTAATAGTTTAGCAAATCTTGCCATAAGGTCAATTGCATCTACACCAGTTCCGTCAGAACCTAATAGGTCTACAGAGTTAGTAGCGTGGCTTAATGAAGCATCAGCAGTTGCACTGTCTGAACCAATAATGTGGTCAGGTGATGAAGCTGAACATCCAGCAAACATAGTTGCTAGAACAGCAGCATCATATGCATCTTTAAGAGCATACGCAGCAGAAGAAGAAGCTACTTCTTTGAAGTTGACATGTGACATTTTTGTTTCGATATCATCTACGATGAATTTGAAAGCTTTAGCACTGTCGACAACAAGAGTTGTTTCTTCGTCAGTTAGTTTAGTTGCAGTTGTGTCAGAACCTCTTGTGTAATCAGACACAGAGATTACTGGTTCACCAATAATCTTTACAGAGTCTCCGAAAGCAGATATTTCACCAGCATAGTCGGTGTTAGTAATAGCTTCAACTACACTTGCCTTTCTGAAAAAGTTAAGAACTTTCTTAGAGTATATGGAAGGTAGGAAAAAACTATTAGCTTGTCCACTAACGGAGTTTGCAAAGTTTGCACCGGTATCCGGTGAAGGTTCAAAATATTGAGCCATGATATATTCCTTTAGTTATAATAGTTATTTTACGATTCTGCCATCTTGCATAGCATCTGATATCTCTTTTTCAAATCTATCAAATTCAGCCATACTCATAGCAGCAATCTCCTTTTCAGACCAAACCTTTTGTTGATTAGGTTCTATACTTTTTGTTTTTGTAGAAACCATATCAGCAGCAGATTTTTTAGTCTGTTTAGAAGATGACTTAGTCTTAGTCGGTTCAATGCCAAAATCCTTTTTAAACAAATCTAAAGCACGTGAAGCTAAATCGGCATCGTTATTATTTTCATATATCCAAGATTGAATAGATGAATGTTGTTCCTTTGCCCATGTATGAAAATCGTCACTGTTTCTGATATCTTCAAAATCAGGATGTCTTTCCATTAACCTTTTCTCTGCACTTTGTCGTATTAATTGATTCTCACGTTCTTGGAGTTTACTAAGGCGTTCTTCTAGAACTTTTGCTTTAGTCTCCGATTGCATATGAGCAACTGTTTCTACGACTTCATAAACATCAGGATAATTATTTTTAAACTCTTCTAGTTCTTCTGGAGATTTTGGAGCTTTGTATTCGGTTCTATTGCTAGTTGCCTCTTCAATTAACTCTTGTTCTCTAGATTTAAACTCATTAAGTTTTGCATCATAATGTCTTTTTAAATCATCATATCTTTTTTTATAATCTGGTTTCTTATAAGGTGTATCCAGATTTTCTGTTTTAACATTATCTGTAGATGTAACTTCAGTAATGTCATCACTATCAAAGAGTTTATTCTTTTCAGAAGGCTCTTCAAAATATAATTGATTAGCAGGGGTAAAAGGTTTATCTTCTACATGATAATCTTTTTTAGCGTTATAAGGATTCGCTTGTTCTTCCTGTTGGACTGTATTAGTCATTTTCTTTCTCCTACTCAGGGCTTATTTTACAAGGTAGCTCTATGTCGACTAGAGGGCTTGTATTGTAAAGGTAGCCTTTCGGTTATTAAAATAGTAAAGGGCTAATTAAATTAGGTAGCTTTACCGTTAAGTTTGTTTAGCTTCTTACGTATGGCTGATATTTAATCATGTTTTCGTTTATAGCTTCTTGTGTTGGGTTTGCACTCATGTCCATTCCTAACAACGCATCAGCTTGTACGTTTACATTATTATCTTCAGGCATTCCGCCTTCAGCTAAACCTTGTCTTTCATCTGCAGCAGCTTCAGCATCTTTC